GCACAAGAATTAGAAAAAGCAGCTGAGATGTATGCCAAAGAGCCAGTTCCAACAATGGTGCTTAAATCAAATGGAACAAATCTTACTCCGGAGCGAATTACAAGATTGCTTGAAAGTTGGAAAGCAAGCAGAGCAACTAGATCAACTGCATTTTTGAATGCTGATGTTGAACTACAAGCTTTAGGATTTGATCCGGCTAAATTACAATTAAATGAAGCCCGTCAATACCTCGCTCTGGAATGCTCGAGGGCGGTAGGAATTCCTGCCAGTTTCGTATCTGCCGAAACTACTTCAATGACCTATTCAAACATGACAGCTGAAAGAAAAGCATTGATTGATTTTTCTTTACGACCAGTATTAACTGCAATTGAACAAAGACTTTCTATGGCTGATTTTGTGCCAAATGGTGTTGAGGTCAGATTTGACATTGACGATTTCTTGCGTGGATCTGCATTAGAGCGTGCGCAAGTTTATGAAATCTTAAATCGCATTGGCGCAATGAGCGTTGAGCAAATACAAGAGGAGGAGGACTTGATCCGATGAGTAAAAAACTACAGATCAATTTCCCAATAACACTAACTGCTGCCGATAGTCGGAAGCGAACAATTTCTGGCACGATCGTGTCATGGAATGAAAAAGGCATGACAAGTGCTGGCGCAACAGTATTCAAGGAAGGCAGTATTGATTTCTCAAAACCTGTCAAATTATTACTAGAGCATGACCGCACTAGACCTATTGGCAAACTAATTGACATTACAGCTGACGACAAAGGTATCCAAGCAACATTTAAGATTGCAGGAACAATTGCCGGTGATGACAGCATCCTTGAGGCAGCCGAAGGATTGCGTGATGGATTTAGTGTTGGCGTAGTTGTTGATGATTTTGATGCCAACAAAGGAGTAATGACTGTTAAAGCATCTAGGCTCATGGAAGTCAGCCTTGTCGCTGAACCCGCCATCAACAGCGCAAGAGTTGAAGAAATAGCAGCTAGTGAAACACCAGAGAATTCCGAAGCAACCGCTGAGGAGCAAACAAAAACACAGGAGGACAAATTGTCTGACACACAAACAGCTCCTATCGCCACCGAAGCGGTAGAAGCAGCAAAGTCTGAGCCTGTGGCAATTCAAGCAACACAACCAGTTGCTTATACAAAGCCACGCTCACCAATTAACACACAAGCTCGATTCTTAGAGCACTCAATCAAAGCATCACTTGGAAATCGTGATTCTGCTGAGTGGGTAGCACATGCAAAGGCTGAGGATTCAAAAATCCTTACAGCAGCTGATGACAGTTTTACAACTAACCCAGCATTCAAGCCAATTCAATATGTTTCACAGGTAGTTGATACTCAAATTGGATCTCGTGGCGCAATTGATGCAATCGGAACACGCAGACTGCCAAATGCAGGTATGACTGTTTCAATTCCTAAAATTACAACTTCTGGATCTGTTGCAGAAACAGCCGAAGGTGCAGGACCATCCGAAACCGGAATTGTTAGCGCATATGTCGATGCCACAGTTAAAGCCTACAAGGGTTTGCAACGCTACAGCGTTGAAATTCTTGACAGAGCAGATCCATCTTTCTATCAGGCGATGTTGGAAAACATGCGCCGAGTTTATGCTCAAGCAACTGAGGCTGCAGTAATTGCAGAATTAACTGCTGGCGGAACAGCAGGAACTGCAACATCCGCTGATCTTGATGGAATTGTTGCATTCGTAAAGACTGAAACACCTGCTGCATATCTTGCAACTGGTGAGTTAGCAACACGCTACATTGCTGGAACTTCACAATGGGGATTGTTAATTGGCGCACAAGATTCTTCAAAGCGACCAGTATTCTCAGCTGTTAATCCACAAAATGCTGCTGGCGCAGTTTCACCATTATCACTTCGTGGAAATGTAATGGGTCTTGACCTATATGTTTCAAACAAAGCAGTTTCAACTTCAATTGATGAGAGTGCATTTATTGTCGTTCCATCAGCTGTTGCAATTTACGAAAGCCCAGTATTACAACTATCAACAAATGTTGTTTCAACTGGCGAAATCGAAACAATGCTTTACGGCTACTTGGCTGTTAAGACAATTGTTGCCGGTGGAGTACGTCGCTTTAACCTTACCTAATAAGTAAGTAAATTCATGCCTGAGGTTGCTCCCGATCTCAGGCAGTTGCTCTAGGGAGAACCTAAGGAGATGACATGCCAACCATAATTACAGCCTCACAGTTGCGATCTGTGCTTGGTGTGTCATCTGCCTTGTATGACGACACTTATCTAAACCAAATTATTGACACAGCAGAAACTGTTATTTTGCCAATGCTTGTTTCATTCAAAGCACCAATTCAAACAACCTCATTGTCAGACAATGTTGCTACATTTACTACACTAGGAATTCATGAATTTACCGAAGGACAATCAGTTGTCATCACAGGATGCGGAAGCCCATACAACGGCACAAGAACTGTCTTGGCAGACAATCTTGGACAATATACCTTTTCAGCATCGATCACTAACGCCGATATACTCGAAGCTAATGTCATCCCATCCGGAGTTGCTACCCTTTCTAGCGCATCAACTTATGTTGGAAACGCAGCTGTTCAGTCAGCCGTCTATACAGTTTCAGTCGAAGTATTCCAATCAAGACTTGCCGGCGGAGGGCAAATCGAAGGCGTAGATTTTTCACCAACACCATTTAGAATGGGTCGATCTCTTTTTAATAAGTGTGTCGGATTACTAGGCTCATATATGGATACCGACAGTTTGGCTCAATAATGCCAAGCACAATTCTTTCAGATATACGCACACCCTTAGCAACTGCTCTTGCTGGTGTCGCTGGAAATGTTTATTCATTTGTTCCAGAAACAGTTATTCCACCGGCCGTAGTTGTTGTTCCTGATTCTCCATATCTTGAATTAGAAACAATCAACAAATCTACTATTCACACTAAAATCAATTTTACAATTTCAATTGCAGTTGCATATAACAGCAACCCAGCATCGCTTGATAACATCGAGCAATTAATAATGAGTGTTCTGGCAGTTATCCCAACAGGGTATGTTGTCAGCTCTGTCGAAAGACCGACAGTTCAGCAAGTTGGTGCAAGTACGCTGCTAATCGCAGATGTTCGAGTATCTACCTACTACACACAAACAGCATAAGGAGAAATCATGGCAACAGTCGTAATTACCGGTCGTGATGTTGGTTTATCTTTCACAGGTGGAACAGATATTCAAGCACAAGCGACAAACGCAGTTCTAACCAAAGTCAATGAGCGTCAGGTTTATCAGACTATGGATGGAGAGGCTTACAAGACCACAAACATTTCAGGAACATTTCAGTTGGATATGTTGGCTGATTGGGGCAAGGCAAACTCAGTTTGCGAGGCTCTATGGACAGCAGCAGAAACTGCACCAGACACAGACATCAGCATGACATTGACAGCAGCATCAGGAGCGCAATTTGTGTTTCCAGTAAAGCCAGAGTTTCCAACAGCTGGCGGATCTGGTGTTGATGCTCAAACTGTTTCCTTTACTTTCACAGTATCAAAGGGCGCAGTAGTAGAAACATTTAGTTAAAATCTAACAACGGGAGCGAAATGAAACTACCAATTACAATTGAATACAGCTCAGGCGAGCAAGCAACTTATGTAGCCCAACCGCCTGAGTGGGCAAAATGGGAAAAGCAGACAGGAAATACCATTGGGCAAGCAAGTGAAAAACTTGGCATTTGGGATCTTATGTTTTTGGCTTATCATGCTCATAAGCGTGAAGTTGCCGGAAGCAAACCAATCAAACCAATGGATATTTGGATGGAAACAGTAGCCGATGTCATTGTCGGTGATGCTGACCCAAAAGCCACAAAGCAGGAAGCCTAAACAGATTATTGGTTGAGTTGGCAATTGCCACACATATACCAATGAGTGAATGGGTTGATGCGGACGACATATTAACAGCGATCGAGATATTGGAGCGAAGGAATGGCAACTGAAACCATTGCGTACAATAAGAAAGATCTGCGTGATATTTACAAAGCATTCAAACTCATGGATGAACAAGCTACTGAAGAA